GTTATAACTGAGCTAAAAGCAATGAAGCGTGACCCGCACAGACTAAGTGAGAAGGCACAGGAGTTAGTAAGTAGACTTCTGTGATGCGATAGTCGGAATATCTTTTTAGATATTGGGAAATTTGGTCTGATGAAATCATTGCCGCTTACAAGAAAAACCTTGTTATGGCAAACCTTGTCAACAAGATGTCTATGCGTGGCAAGAAAGGTGACTTGCTTCATATTCCTAAGCCCACTCGTGGTGTTGCAGCAGCTAAGGCAGCTAACACAGCAGTTACGATTCAGGCTAACGTGGAAGACGAAGTACAAGTTGCTATCAACAAGCACTACGAATACTCACGTTTGATTGAGGACATCGTAGAAGTACAGGCTCTGGCTTCTTTGCGTCGTTTCTACACTGAAGATGCTGGCTATGCACTAGCTACGCAGGTTGATGGTGACCTTGTTCGTATCGGTCGTCTCTTTAACGGCTCACACGCTGCTGGTGCTACTGGTGACTACTCCGTTGCTGGTACAACCACTGCCTACATCGGTGGTGATGGTACTACTGCATTCGTTGGTGGTGCTGGTGCTGGTAACGCTTCTGCACTGACTGATGCTGCTATTCGTCGTACCATTCAGCGTCTTGATGACAACGATGTTCCTATGGATCAGCGTTACTTCTTGATTCCTCCTGTTGCACGTAACACGATGATGGGTCTTGCTCGTTTCACTGAGCAGGCTTTCGTTGGTGAGCAAGGTGGTAACAACACCATCCGTAACGGTCAGATCGGTGATGTATACGGCGTTAAAGTGTTTGTTTCAACGAACGCTGACACGGCTTATGCCTCTTCTGGTACTGCTCCACGTGCTTGCTTGATGTTCCATAAAGATGCAATGGTTCATGCAGAGCAGATGGCTGTTCGTTCACAGGCTCAGTACAAGCAAGAGTATCTCTCAACGCTGTACACCGCTGACACCCTCTATGGTGTTGCAGAGCTGCGTAACGAGTCCGGTATCGCACTGATTATCCCTAGCTGATAATACGGAGGGGCTGCAAAGCCCCTTCATAATATATAGAGGTCACAATGGTTTATTTTAGATGTAAGTGGTCAAACAACGTTATCGGTGTTGACTTTGAATACGATGTAGCACAGATGCGTAAACATCCTGACTATGATGAAGTGGAAGAAGATAAGAAAGAAGAATCTGAAAAGGCTACTAAGGTAAAGAAATCTAAAGAGGATTAGAAATGTCTAACTATACGAAGACAACCAACTTTACTGCCAAAGATTCTCTACCATCAGGTAATGCTGGAAAGATTGTCAAAGGTTCTGACTTTGACACTGAGTTTGACAACATTGCAACTGCTATCTCTACTAAGCAGGATTCTTCTTCGCTTGGTACGATGGCAACACAGAATGCTAGTAACGTAACCATTACTGGCGGTACGATGAGTGGTATGACATCGATTGCTGATGCTGATGGTAATGTTCGTGGTATTCAGAAGTCTGGTTCTACAAAAACAACTTCGTATACGTTAGTAGCAGCAGACGCTGGTAACTTCATTCAAGTAGAATCTGGTGGTTCTATTGTGGTTCCAACATCCGTATTTACTGCTGGTGATAGTGTCATCATCTTTAACAACACCACAGGTGATATAACAATCACTTGTAGTGCTGTTACTGCTTATGTTGGTGGTATTAGTTCAGCAAAGACTTCAGCAACAATTGCCACTAGAGGAATTGCTACGATCTTGTTCGTAACTTCTTCGCTTGCTGTGATTGTAGGTAACGTAAAATGACAGCCCTTCCTGCCTTCTTAGGTTCAACAGTTTCAAGAGAAGGACAAGCAGCATACACAACAGCAGGTACTTATACATGGGTTGCTCCTGTTGGTGTTGAATCCGTTTGTGTGGTTACTGTGGGTGCTGGCGGTGGAGGCGCTTTACCTGTTGATGGTGCTAGTAACCCATTAGGCGGTGGTGGAGGTGGTTTAGGTTACAAGAATAACATCACTGTAGTCCCTGGTAATTCATACACAGTTGTTGTTGGTGCTGGTGGAGCAAAAGCAACTAGCTCAGGTTCTGCTGGATCATCAGGAGGAGACAGCTACTTTATTAACACATCTACAGTCGCTGGTTATGGAGGTGCTGGTGGAGGTGTAAATAATGATGGCGGTACTGGTGGTAGCTATACAGGTGATGGTGGTTCTGCTGGAAAGACATCCCCAGGCGGTGGACTTAATACCGGAGGGGGTGGTGGCGGTGCTGGTGGGTATAGTAGCACCACAGGAGGCGGAACAGGTGGTAATGCTAACTTTTTAGAAAACGCCACAGGCGGTGGAGGTGGTGTTGGAATATTAGGAGAAGGAACTGGAGGGACCACTGGTTCTTATCCAAGTGGTGGTGGAACAGGAGGATCTGGTGGGGCTAATGGCGGCACTGGTACATCAGGAGGTTCTGGTAACGGAGGTGCGTACGGCGGTGGCGGTGGGTCTGGTGGTTTTGCAGCAGCAGGTAATGGAGCTGGTGGAGCAGTAAGAATTATATGGGGAGCAGGACGTTCATTCCCGTCAACTAATACCGGAGATGTGTGATGGCTCTCCAAGCAGACGAACACGTAAAGCAAGTTGGTGATGCCCTATCAATCATTACAGTTGTAGGTACTCTAGCTGAACTACTACCTGCAATGGCTGCTGTCCTTACCATTGTATGGACTGCAATAAGGATATGGGAAACAGACACAATACAGATGATCTTTGGAAGGAAGAAAGATGAAACAAAAACCAAAGAAGATTGAGAAGGTTATGCGTGAGTACAAAGAAGGTACTCTACATAGCGGTAAAGGTGGTCCTGTCGTTAAGTCACGTAAACAAGCAGTTGCTATAGCCTTGTCAGAAGCTGGTATGGCTAAGAAGAAAGGAAAGAAATGATGAAACCCTGTCCAGGATGCCCAACACCAGCAAAGTGTAAGAAGGCTGGTAAGTGTTTGATGAAGGCTAAAGAAGTAAAGCGTAAGAAATGAAGCAAGGACTATACGCTAACATACACGCTAAACGTGAGCGTATTGCTGAAGGCTCCAAAGAGAAGATGAGGAAGCCTGGAAGCAAAGGTGCTCCTACAAACAAGGCTTTTAAGGAGGCAGCAAAAACTGCTAAGAAGAAATGAAAGATCCTCGCTTAGAAAGAGCAGGAGTGTCTGGATATAATCGCCCTAAAAAAACACCAGACCATCCTACTAAGAGCCACGTTGTTGTAGCAAAGGACGGTGATCAAGTTAAGACGATTCGTTTCGGTCAACAAGGTGTTAAAGGTTCTCCTGAAGGTTCTGAACGGAATAAAGCCTTTAAAGCAAGACACGCATCAAATATCGCTAAAGGTAAAATGTCAGCGGCCTACTGGGCTAATAAGGTGAAATGGTAATGGCTACCTTTCTTGATTGTGTTAATGGTGTGCTGCGTAGAATCCGTGAGGATGAGGTTGTTGTAGTCACTCAAAGTGATTACTCCAAACTTATTGGTGATATGGTCAATGAAGCTAAGCGTGAGGTTGAAGATGCTTGGAATTGGTCTGTATTACGACAAACCATCACAGTTACCACAGCAGCCACTACAACTAACTATGCTTTATCAGGAACGAACCTGAGAACTAAGATTGAAGATGCTTATATACCAGCAGCACATTGGTATCTACGTCAGCTATCTGGTCCTGAGATGAACATGTACTTAAATGTGCTAAGCGCTCCTTCAGGTCGTCCTAATAGCTTTGCAATGGCTACAACGTCTTCTGCTGGTGTATTGTCTGTTGATGTATTTCCTGTCCCTGATGCAGTCTATACATTAAAGTTTGACTGTTATGTACCACAAGCAGATCTTGTTAACGATACTGATGTTATCTATGTACCATCAGATGTAGTTATTCAAGGTGCTTATCTACGTGCTATCAACGAACGTGGAGAAGATGGTGGGCGTATGTCCGATCAGCAGGCAGATCTATACCGTAAAGTATTAGCTAACTACATATCCATTGAAGCTGGTAGAGAGCCTGATCAAGTGCTCTGGGAAGCAGTATAATGGCTGATCAACTAAGACCAGTAACAGTTGTTGCTCCTGGTTTCTTTGGATTAAACACACAGGACTCTTCTGTTACGCTACCTAAAGAGTATGCTTTAAAGGCAGAGAACGCTGTTATTGATCAGTTTGGTCGTATTGCCTCTCGTCGTGGTTGGGTTAAAGTAAATAGTTCTTCAGGGTTTAACAGCACAGAACCTTCTTTGATTAAAGAAGTCATTAAGACTGATGGAACCAAAGAGATCTTAAGTATTGGTGATAATAAGATCTATTCAGGTACAACGTCATTAACACTGAAGTATACTGGTAGTACTTGGACAGCACAGAATTGGAAAGCAGTAGACTTTAATGGTTTTACTTACTTCTTTCAACGTAATCATGCTCCGTTGATATACGTACACAGTACGAACACTATATCACTGATGTCCGCTTATGGTAGCTATAGTGGTTCAGTACCACAAGCTAACGAAGTATTAAGTGCTTTTGGTCGTCTATGGGTTGCTGACACAAGCACTGATAAACGTACTGTTACATGGTCAGACTCACTGCAGGGTTTTGCTTGGACTGGAGGATCTTCAGGATCTGTAAACATTGAAAAGGTATTGACTAATGGCACTGACACCATCACTGCCTTAGCAGCCTTTAACGGATACCTTATCATATTCTGTAGAAGATCCATCATCGTATACAGCGGTGCTCAAAGTGATCCTACAACAAATCTTTCTTTAGTAGAAGTTATTGATGGTGTTGGTTGTATCAGTAGGGATACAGTACAGGATATTGGTACTGATATATTCTTTTTGTCAGATAGCGGTGTAAAGAGTTTAGCTAGGGTTATTCAAGAGAAGTCAAACCCTATCTTTGATATCTCTAGAAATGTTAAGAATGACTTAATCACTGATGTTGCTACTAATGGTAATGATGACAACATCAAAGCTGTGTACTCAGATCCTGATGGATTCTACTTACTAAGTCTGCCATCAAGAAAGTTAATATATTGTTTTGATGTAAAGAGTAGGCTACAGGATGGTTCTTGTAAAGTAACAACATGGACGCTATCACCGATATCGTTCTGTGCTACTAGCGATAGAAAGTTGTACTTTAGTCGGACAGGCTATATTGCTCAGTATTCAGGAGCAAGTGACAACGGCACAGCCTACACATTCTCTTACTACACATCAAACATTGATGCTGGTGCTCCTGGTATCTTCAAGATCCTAAAGAAGATGACGATGCTTCTTATAGGTGGTAACAACACCACGATCAATATTAGATGGGCTACTGACTACAGTAACAGTTACAAAAGTAGTCAATCAACACTGCCAACGATTACCAGAGCAGAATACAACATAGCTCAATACAATATTGATGAGTACAACACTGGTTACAACACTGGTTTATCTGTTCGTAAGCTAGAGAAACAGATCAGTGGTACTGGTGGTGTGTTCCAGTTAGGTATTGAAGCTAACATAGCAACAGAGACAATCTCAGTTCAACAATTGGACGTATTTGTAAAAACAGGTAGGGTCATATAATGGCTATTCAGCAAATGACTGGGTATAGAATGATGGATGGTGGTATGTCAGAGGATATTCCTGCTGCCACTGTTGATGCAGATAGAAACGCTTTTGATCAAGCTACTACATCCATTAGTGGTTTGTATCAGACATTACTGCAAAGATCTCCTGATGCAGGTGGTTTACAATATTGGGTGGATGCTGTTAAAAACGGCACAGCATCATTAAACGATGTTGCTAATGCTTTTAAAGGATCTAATGAGTTTCTTGGAGCACAGCTTAAGTCTTTAAACTCTCAGTGGGATGCTGAAGTAGCTAACCAAGAACAACCAGGAATACAGTCTGACATCAAAACTGGTTCTGTAGACTTTGGTGGTAGAAACTGGACAGCCTTCAGAAGTCCTGGCGGTGGTGTTCAAATCTCAACACTTAATGCTGATCAGAGTGGTATTGGTAGCGGACAATACAGGGCAGACTTCTTAGATCCTGATACTGGTGAAGTTACCACAAGAGTCTTGGATCGCAATAAGACAACTGATAGATTAGGTAAAGTACTGATAGGCACAATGGCTGCTTTGATTGCAGCACCACAGTTAGCTGGTTCTTTGTTCGGTACTGAAGCTGCTGCTGGTTTAGGAGCTGACTTAGCTGCTGGTGGTTTGTCAGCAGAATCATTAGCTACACTCAATGCTATTGGTCCTGGTGCTGTTAGTGAGATTATCGCAGGTACTGGCGCTGAATTAGCAGGTCTTACAGGAGCTACTGCCGGAGCCACAGCAGGAGGTTTACTTAGTGGGGCTTCTGACCTTGCTGTTGCTGGTGTTGAGGGAGCAGCATCACAGGCTGCAACAAGTGCCTATACACAAACACTAGCCGCTACTGGTAACTCAGCCTTAGCAAACATTGCTGCTGATGTAGCCTCTGGTAATGTCGCTGCTGGCCTGTCTGTTTCTGATGCTGTTGCTGCTGGTGTTA